CTCAACAGCGCTGGCTTACGGCATTCTCGCTGGTTTAGCCACCATGCCCTTTCGCGTTAAGTGCCATTGGACTTACGTACCGGCTTCAATCGCCGAAGAGTTGGCGCGGTGGTACTGTCCCCCCGCTGGCGCCGTTATTGCGCTGGTGGAATACCCCTGCAATCTCAAGCTTCATGGATTTGTACCTGCAACTGTTGCCCTTAGTGTCCACGCTCTTTGTGCATCTCTCCCTTTGTTACCTGCTATGGGCTTACATGCCCTCTACAATTCACTCCCTCGCTCTCGCCAAATCATGTCGGATTTTTCATTGAACCCAGCTGTCTCCCACTGCCCGACGAGCTCCCTTTCGTTGCCGAAAACGACTACTGTTTCAGAGGCATCCCTCTCAAGGAATTCCGTGAGCCCGTCAAAGACAACTGGGTGTCCGCCACCCGCCTCGACGACCACTGCTTGCCCCGATGCGCAACCCACCAACTTGGCCCAGGGCTACCCCCGTTGCGCCCCATATACTGCCGAGCCTGCGTACATAACGAGTACTGCGCACTCCGCAATCGCGTTACCTGTGGCGACCACAGTGACGCCGAATACTGGGACGACGATTCCCTCATCATCCACTTGCAGAGTCGCGGCCTCTGGTCTAATGGACTGCATCCTACACCATTTGAGCCCTGGGTTACTAGGCCCAACGTCTTTAGTCCCCCGATGCAAGTCGCTCTCCGCACTGCCCGACGGCGCAACCCTTGGGTCCTTGACCACCGCTCGTACCGCTGTTCTATGTTCGGCAAATGGGAGGCGCTTCTTAAAGGGTTCGGGATCTATTGGGTCACTGCTACTTCTAAGAGAGCTATCCAAGCCTTTGATCCCTCATTCCTCTCCCATTTCGGGCCATACATGCATGCTCTTGGAACATATCTCAAGCATCATTGGCACTACGGAGCTCCGCTGGTCTATTGTTCCGGATCTACAGCCGAAAGCCTCGGATCCTCTCTCGGGGCATGCCGATCATCCGTTCTACACGGAGACTACAACATCTGGCTCGGAGACGCGTCTCGTTTTGACAATTCCGAGGACCTGCACGTTTTGCGTGCGGAACGCCGTGACGTGGCGCGAGCTTTTCCCGACCACCCCCTTATCAAGCTCTTCGAAGCACGACCCCTACTTGGCATCTCCAGCCACGGTCTCCGTTACAAAGGAGAAGGTCGTGCCAGCGGCGGGCCCGAGACGTCTGTCCTCAATTCTTCCAACACAGCTAAGGCAACAATTAAAGGCGCAAGCCGAGCCGCCGAGGACCCTGAATCAGCCACCTACTCTGCCATCCTTGACTCCTCCAAACTCTACGTCATGGGTGACGATCAATTCGGCCTTTTTCCGCCCCAGTACCACTATCGGCAATCCATTTATGACGGAAGCGGATTCACTATCAAGGCTCAACAAGTACACCGTCTGTGTGACGCAGACTTCCTCTCCGGCATTGTACTCAATACTGACGACGGAGACGTCTGGGCCCCTAAAATCGGCCGTACCCTTGCCAAGATGTGGTACAGGAACATGCGCAAAGGTAGCGACGACCGAACCTGGCTCGACGAGACTGCCCGAGGCTATGTCTACAACTGCTCCCACGTCCCAATCCTCCGTGTCTTGGTCCACCAAGCCCTCAACGGCGTCACCTCCGGATACGATAGAAGAGACGAGGGATGGGTGCCAGCCACCGCCCGCCACCATCTAACTCGTGACGGGCTCATCGAGTGCGCAGCTCGATACGATCTCGAACCTTCTGAACTCCTGCGCGCAGAAGACCTAATTCGCCATACCCCTTTCGCCCCCTACATGCTAACCGGACGCGTGTATGACCGCTTGCTGACGGTGGATTGTGAGATGCCAGACGAGCCTTACGAACCCGCCACGCTTGACTCCATAGCCGGACCTACTCCTAATGGAAACGAGTCATTATTTGACAACAATCGGCAATACCCCGCCGCGTCCCTCTTCCACTGCCTGCTATCTCTAATGCAAATCTCCGGAGATGGCATGCCCGCAGCCCGCGCCGTCCGAATCAAGTCCGCCATGCGAAGCGGCCGCGCTAAGGGCCGCTCCCGATCCCGCTCCCGTTCTCGCAGTCGATCTCGTAGCCGTACACCTGGTCGACGTGCTCCTAAGGCCCGGAAAAACACCACTCGTCGCCGAAGCCAAACTGTCTCAACTGGCCGCGGGTCATCTGGCAGCCAACCCCTACGTAACAATCCTACAGGTCACAATGGCTTCAAGCGTACTGTCATTCCTGGTGGCGTTCGCGTCGAGGGCAAGGAGTATCTCGGAACTATCTACTCTGACGGAACTGTTGGACTACCTGGCAAGTGTCTCTATTTCAACGACATCAACCCATTTTATTGGGAAGGGACTGCTCTCCAGAAAGAAGCCCAGTGTTACGAGAAGTTCATCTTCAACAAGGCCGTCTTTACTTGGGAGCCTGCTGTCGGTGCCTTCATCGATGGAACCATCATTATGGCCTACGACCACGACCCTCTCGACGCCACCCCTCCAGCTTCTGATGCTGGCATTCACATGTATAAAGCATTTGAAGACAACGAGTCCACGCCCATTTCCAAGCCCAAGTCCCTGGTCTGTCATCCACGTTCCGGACGAGAGGGACCTTTCTTCCAAAACGAAAGCTCAGGGGGAGACGCGCGCCTCGTCTACCAAGGCACCATATACGTCGCCAACCTTGTACCTTCTGGTCAACCCTCCTCGAAAGCTCTTGGATCTCTCGAACTTGTCTTCTCTATTGATTTTCTCACCCGACAGCTCGAGGCTCCTGTTACTGCCCTCACAGCCTCAGCTGGTAACACCGCCCCCGTTAACACAAACGTTGCC